AGACAAACATTACGCTGTCCCAGGTTGAAAGCTGTCAAATCCGGCTCCCCCCTTACAAAACACGGGTTATTGTACCCGCAAAACTTCATCAAATCTTCCAAAACCCGGCCACCAGTTTCAGATGTAAACGTCACATTGTAGTCAATTAAGAGCTGTTTATTCATTTAAGCAGTTCCTCAGCCGGTGATCCGGTTTCTATTCTCTTCATCATATCGCCTGCTACTTCAGCGAGTTGCTGTGCTTGTTGTTGTTGCATCCGTATTTCGCGGATTTGTTCAATGACCTGTTCATCATTTAACCACTCTTCCGGTAGTGCCATTCTCCGGCAAATACCCTTGGCAATTTCATCTCCATTGAGAACATCAAACACAGATGGGTCAATCTCAGCCATAGGCCCGATATAATTCATCACCGCATTAAACGACTTGATCTCTCCGAGGCGTAGAGCAATGGCAAGCTTGCCCATGTACTCAACCTCATAAGTTCGGATACTCGGAGGCGGTTCTGGTATGACTCCCTGACGAATCAGTATCGCAAGACACCGCCCGATCATCTGATCAAACCATTCGGCCTGAAGTCTGCCAAGTAAGGGCATGAGTAATACGAGTTTTTCCTCAACCCTTTCCAGTACCTCGGTGGCGGTCATGTTCTTTCGTTCGGCCAGTAAGGCAAAGAGGTCTACATAGAAAGCCTCATTAATGGAATGTCGAAGGGCCTCTTCAAAGGCTGTACACGTTGTTAGGTCAACATCTGTATCCAGAGGTACAATTCGGTCTTGTGTATTCGCCCTATAATAGTTGATACCTCCGGGTGTAGTTCTGAGCGGCATAATGTAACCGTCGTCTGGTACCTGTAGCGGTGGATCGACTTTCTTCTCTAAAGCTTTGATACTTAATTTGACTTCCTTGTTGAGCAACTTGATCTCTGGCAACATCTTCATGCCAATACTACGGCCATAAACCTCACCGGCCTCAACCTCAAGTCGTACTACAATAAAGGGCATTTCCTCATACCCACTTTCTTCGATTAGGTGCTTGTCCTCTACCGCAATGTATATTGAAGCGAAAGGCATGTTTACCGTGTCGATCTTTGACACGTCCCTTTCCTGTCTCGGAAATACTGCATGAATGAATTCAAACTCGGTGTCACGCTTCTTATCGTCTGCGTATGCTTTGGATACGCTGGGACCTACACCATCCAGTCCAAAATCTTGAACTGCTTGCCGTGCCGAATAGCGGAATCTCCGATAGACTGTATCTATCAGACCTCGGCTGTTCTCCATAACGAAGAAAGAACCGATAGGGAATTCCCTAAAGTTTAAGTTCGTTTTGTCGCCTGATTCGGGCAACATGCAGGCAGTACCCAGACTGCCGAGCTTTTTGAAACTTTCGAAACCAACCTGGCCGTAGTTGGACACGGCCAACTCTTCTAAAAGTATGCGGGTGGCATCACTAAACCATGCATCGTCACCCCGGCCCTTGAGCATGAACCACTTGCCACTGCAAAGGTGTCCAAACATGCCAGCAGCAAAGATATCGTTTGCCTTTAGAGCGGTACAGTCAAATACACGCTCCATGCGCTTACCGCCCTTCTGACGTGTACCAATTATACCACCATAACGAGGGGCCACAAAGGTCGTTATCTCTTCCCAGTGAGCTTCCCAGGTCGCTCTGTCACCCTTCATCCGCTCTACACGTCTGACTATTTCGTTTACGTTCATCCTAATAACGTCTTTTTGCCGACATTGGCTGGTTCCATGTCACCTGTAAGGATAGTTGACGAACGGCCTCTACGCTTACGTTCTAATTCGCGGGCCTTGGCTCGCTGAATCTCTACCTCATCGTCTGTTAACTCAGGAGGTGGCGCGGGTGGCGGTGGCATCTTTGGTTTCGTTTTGTGTCCCATGAAAATCTCCTAATCTAATATTGAGTAATCGTCTTCAACTTGTCGCTGACGACGTTCTCTATGATCTCTCATTACGGCTATTCGTTGAGCAGCCATATAAAAGTAGTTCGTGCTATGTCTGAAATGATCTGGGCCTCTGCTGTGGTATCTATAAACCCTCTCACCTGTTTTATCGTTTGTTACCAGTACCTTATACATCGACGCCATGTGTGTGGCATACTCATCAAGGTCAGTAGACCACCGAGGCAAGATACATCGATCCTTCTTGGTAATCAGGTCATGCGTCTGATCACATATCTCCGTGCGATTAACCTGGACCAAGCCAGTATTTAGGTTAAAGCTTGGTCCTGTGGCCTGGCTTTCCTTGTAGTAACAGAGGAATATTTCATATCCCTCCTGTTTCTGAAACTCCCGGACCGTCCGAGTCTCAGGCAATGCGTCAATCACGCACGACTTAACATTATACTTGTTAGCCAGGTCATGAACATCCTTGAAGTCCTTTACGGCTACCGCTCTAACGACCTGGTATCGGTCTTTGTCGATCCGGCACCCTATCGTTACATGCAGATCCTTGCCAACATCAATACCCATAGCACATGGACCCCTGTGACCCATCACCATCGGTTCAAGTCCGCAACACGCCCGGACATCAGTCTTAGTTAATTCATCTTCAGCACTGATATAGGCCATGCCCAGCTTAGAGTTATAGACTTCCTGAATGTTGCCATGTGGCGGGTTGTTGAACTGGTCAAGGATATCGCCCGGCTTAATGATGGGCGAGTTCAACTGAGACAGCCAGTACCCTTCAATCTTCCTATCTGGATAGGATGCTACCCATTGACCGTGACAGGAAAAGATTTCCTGTCCGCAATGAATACAGACCCGCTTACCGTCCTTAATACAGTTAGGAAATTCTGCCTCAAGGCAGGTATCCTTGCCACATGCTTGGCATCGAATCATCCATAGTGACTGGTTAGATTCAGTGTAGGCCCGGTCAATCCCGTAGTCCGGCACGGTAGGCGTTGAGAACTCCACAAGCTCACCAATGTCACTGTGAGCCATGCGCTCAATAGCCATAAGGACGGCTGCATCTTCCATCAAGTCCCGTTCGTCAAGCTTTACACAGTCAACAGGTATTGAACGGAGTTTACTTGAATCTTTCTTAGCGCCCTCAATGTTGACTGTAAGCCGGGCACCTCGAAGATACAGCATTCCAGTGGGTCCGATCTGCTTTATCGACGTAGAGTCCGTCGATTTAACATACCGGCCAATCGTTTCAGGGTTCGCCTGAATCAACGGTCCAAATCGAGCCTTTGAGAAGTCTGATACGTCGTCAGACGAAGGGAACAAGTACAACACACCCTTCGGATAACCGCCCTTGATCAGGCCATGGATAGTTCGTAACACCTCCAACTCAGTAAACCCGAGCTGGGCACCTTTCTTAATAACACGATGCTTCCCAACTGACTGCATCGGTCCGGCCTGCCATGTATGACCCTTAGCACTATAAGCACCGCCCTGTAACTGAATGTCACTTTCAACGGCCCAGGTGAATGGATCAACGTCCTTTAACATTTCCAAGGTGTATTCGTCTATGTCAGCATTGCTAAACACCTGCGAGCTCCTTCTTAGCCCTTGCAATAGCAAGCTCCCTCAATGTCTCACGTTGTTCCGGTGTGTAATGAATCTGATCAGGGTACCGTACTTCAGTTCGGTTCGTGAACATCGTCTCTGACTTAGCCAGCAACTCAGACGCTTTGAGCTTGTCTGCATCCTTTTCAGCGTTCGCTGTAAGGTCAGTCCAGAACTCCTGTAAACCCTGACGATCAAGGATAGTGGCCTTACGTTCTACAATGATACGGTCAGCTAAAATTTTTTGAACGTGAACGAACTCAGGATCATTATGTATTCGCTTAGCATAACTAACTGATATCCCGGCCCTTTTGGCCGATTGGACCTGGTTACCATCATAGGCATCAACGTAGAGCTGCTGCTTAGCTGTCATTTTTTTGACACGTACACGATTAGTCACTGACTACACCAAATATTCAGTTAATGTCCAATTCAATCTCATATGGTCTAAGCACAACCCGACACAGTTTCATCAGACAAATAGTCCTCACTTATTCACATCTTTCATCCCATGTCCTTTGTGGACCTGTATCAACGTGAATTCCCCAGTCATAGATACCGACACCACCAAAGATACCGCAAGCGTAACTCGCAGCCTCCATCGGTGAAAAAGTTTTAATGTGAGCAGCCATACCCTTCATATGATATGAGTTCTTAACTCCACGGATAGCTACATTATGTGCTGGACACCTATATCCACTCATAACTATGAGCGGTCCACCAATAATAGCTCGGAGTTCTTCAAGTTTGTGACACAACATTTCATCCAGAATCAAACCCCTACAGCCACAATGGCATCGAAATTCTTTGCTATTAAAGTGCGGCGTAATCTGAAATTCTGGAATCATCGGATAGACTAACATTTAAACCTCTCTTTAAGCCACTTCCAGAAACTCTTACGATATATTTTATCAACTTGTGGCCGTACAGACTCCGGTAACTCCCCGGCATCAAGCAATTTATTCATGGCATCGTAAATCAAAGTCACCCGGTCACAGTCACCAGTCC